CAATGCGTGTATAATCGGGATCCTCTGGGAATACCTTAACGACCGCCTCACCAGCAAAGCTACCGCTGAATAAGGTGCCGAATACATTCCAGTTAGGAGCATACGCAATTTTAGTGTCACTACGAAGGGGTAGTAGTCCCTCCGTAGCAATCGCAGGTACATAATGAGTGTTGGCAGTGCTGGATACTCGCAGCGTACCCGAACCGATCCATGGGGCATCCAGTCTGTAAGTAGATCCTCCGAACTCCCAGACGGTTCCAGAACCAACCCACGTCTTGATAACAGACCATGTAGTGAGAGAATGGAAGTGTGTTCTTCCCATCGTCTCGATGTTTGAAGTATCGGTAACAAGACCCCAATCGTCTTGTGCTACTGCCTCTACTTCTAAAATGCTACCATAATCAAATTGACTGACGACTCCGCCGTCTTCTGTCAGGTTGATTATTTGATCATCTTTATAGTCTTGAATGATTTTGTTTGCATGGTCTGCAATTACCCAGTATGCTAGACCTATTGAACCAAAATCTAATTTAATAAACTCGTTTAGTACCGACGCTGTATAGCTGTAAGAAATTACCCCCAGTGCTTCATAAGCAACAAACTGGGGCATTCTTCCAGTACCAGCGTAGGAGAATACCATAAACTACAGACAAGTTAAAAAAATAGGGGGATCGCCAGTGAAGCAATCCCCCCATAATGTAGAACCCAATTTGAGTATATCAGTCGAGGCTGACGTTCAGGGTGACTTTGATTTGGTCACCAGCATTTTGAATCGCGTATGGACCATTCGTGAATCTTTCAGCGAAGAAGATTGCGCTGTAAAGAGTTAGTGAACCAGTGCCGTTTAGTGCCTTGGTTGTAGTGAAGGTGTTAGCATCAATTACATCGAATACGGTGTAGGTGCTAGCAGTTGTGGTGCTGTTACCAGTACCCTGGTCGATATAGACGGCATCGCCTTTGACGAGACCGTGACCAGTTGCAGTTACCTTACTGAAGTCAAATTCAACTTCGTCATTGCTGTTAGACGGCTGAATGTTATCAATCAGTGCGTTGTTCAGATAAACAGTGACTGTTCCGTCTGTCAAAGAACCATCAACGTATACCTGATGATCGATACCAGTGATGATAGTTGCAGCGTCGATGCCATTAGGAGCACCGCCAACAACACCAGCAGTACCAGTCTGTGAGACTGACATGCCGACAGTTAGATCTTCACCGACTTCTGCTTGGAATACACCGTTACCAGAAGCAGCACCAGTGAGTGCCTTGTCTAGATAAACAGTGGTTCCTGCGATACCAGCAATTCTTGCGCCAGTAGCAATACCAGTACCAGTTAGTCTCTGACCAACTGCAAGACCTGCAGTAGAACCAACAGTTACGGAGAACTCACCAGAAGTACCAGTGATGGTAGTGGTGTTAGAAACAGCAGCAAGAACGAAATAGTCATTGCCGATAGTACCACGGATACCAGTCTTACTGATAGTTGTTCCAGCGGCTGCAGTGCCTGCATCGAGAACACCGTGAATGGTGGTAGGCATGTTGTTAGCACGAACAAGCATGTAACCATAAACATCACCAGCAGCACCATCAAACGTGAAGGTTTGCTCGGGGTAAGAAGCAGTCGTTCTGCCAGCACCAAAATCTAGGTTTTGGTTGGAGAATGTACCAGTGTTCTTGACGCTCAATAGGAGAGTTAGACCGTCGATATCGACGACATATGCACCAGTACCAACGTCGCCGCCAGTTACGTAGTCGCCTTTTTTAATACCAGTATTTGAAGCAACGGTGACTGTGTACTCGTCAGTAGTACCAGAACCAGCGACAGCAGCAACTGCAGCAGCTTGTAGGGTCTCGATTGTCCAACGAGTTCCGTTCAGCAGAATTCCATACTGGTTAGAATAATCCTGATCAGTTCTATTATTTTCAACTTGATGATACCCTGTGGTGGGTCCAGAACCATAACCCAACGTATTGTTGTTGGTGTAGGGCTCGTAATATCTTGTCTGCGAAGGGGTGTCGCTTTCAGCTGGATATGTATTTGTTGTGAACAACTTCAGAATTAAGTTTCTAGGAATCTCCTGATTGTAATTCAGTAGATTACGTAGAGAATCAATTTCACCGTTGTCGGTTACTAGCAGTGCCATGTAAACTCTCCGTGTTTATCTCTCGATTTATTGTTATTTATATCGTATACTATTTATAGTTTCAATTTCAATGAGACCATGCATCGTGAGATGTTGATCGAATAATTCACTTTGAATTGAAAAATATCTCCTGCATTCACGGTAGTGTTCCAGGTAGACAGGCTGTCATCTTTATTTTTTCTAGCCGTGCTATTATTTATGATTCCTAATGTGGGACGTTCAGTACCACAAATAGATTGAAAATTGGGGAAGTCAGAAAAACTACATTTTTCAATATCAACTTCAATGTTTCCTTCGCTATCAGCAAGGATAGTCCAGGACTCAATGATTCCAGTAACGTCAACTGTCATGGTTCCTTTAGGACCATTCCCCATAGGAAAGGAACCACTGTCTATGACATAGTTAAGAGTTCTGGTTAGATCTGCTGTAGTAGCATATGCCACTCCAAAGAACTGTACACCTGCAGTTGGTGGTGTACTGAAAACAATCTGATCGTTGGAAACAATGTAATCAACTCCAGGTGATAAAACAACATCACCTACAGAAATCATTATCTGTTCTTCGTTTAATGGAGTATATGCTTCTCCATTGACGATTAGATTGAATGTATCTTGAGTTCCATCAAATTGAGATGCCAGTGATTCAATCAGAAGATTAGAATTCTGTACTGACTTCGATGGAATTTGGTAGTTTACGTCAAGCTTATGCTGTGCTGGTAATTGCTTGCCAACACGATATGCATTGTTTCCAACCCTGACGTTATACTGTGCCATCAGGAAACTCCAGGACTTACTTCTGCATTACCCATAATCACTCTAGTTTTGTAATCATTTGGATCAATGAGAATAATGTCATAGACATATCTTCTACGATCCAATGCTAGAGTTTCAGTATCTGTTAATGTGAGAGCAATTTCTCCTGTAGTTCTGTTGACAAAATCTAAAGTAAATGGAACCGAAGTTGATGCAGAATAACTTTTCTTCATCACAGCAGAACCAGTGTACCCTGACATGTTTAGCGGGGTTCCGTCTTTATTAGTGATGAAAAAGGTGACTGCAAAGTCTGCTCCTTTATCAATCAGTATGTTGACTGGTATCGCTGCCATCTGTACCCTTTTCTAGTATGTTAAGTGCTTCTAACCCGCCTTCTAGTTTAGTGCGATATTCACGCAACTTGACAAGTTCTTCCTCACCTCGCCTAATTTTAAGATCGTAATCAGCAAACTGTTTTTCAAATTCAGCTCGCAATTGTGTATTATCCATCAAAATATAACAAGTATTTTTATTTATGTCATATCAGGTAGGTCCATGCGATGACGACCTACAGCACTATTCACTCTTGGATACATCCCACCTGCAACTGGTCTTTTGCTATTATGTTTGATTCTGTGTACAAATGGATGACTGTCTTGATCTTGTGGATCAAAGTATGCTCGTAGATGTGTAGTGCCTGTTAATTCTGTATATGTAAAACCACCATTACCATTATTGCCACTAGAAATAACACAGTTTCCAAAAGAAATTTCATTAGATAAAGATGCGCCACCTGCACTAGGTGCATTCGACCAACTAAATCCAACACCACCCGATGCTATACCTCTACATTTATTTGATGCTTTTGATAATAGTATTGATTTAGTCTGATCAGGAGTTGGCCAAGCATTGTTATACCAGAAGTATTCTTCCATGACTAGTGCTGCCTTTCCCACCACAGTTGGAGTAGCACAACTTGTACCAGAGAACATTCCCCACTTATAAGTTCCATATGTGGAACTAGGATACGAAGTCCATGTGTTAGCACCAAGACCTACAATATCAATTCCTGGTCCTCTATTTGAATATCCATCTAAACCAGGATAGTCTTGTGAGTTATAACCAGCAGCAACATCAATATTACTCTCTACACCATGTGGACCATATGATATAAATGGATACCATGTGGTTGTACTGGATGTGCTTTCCGAGTTAGAACTACCATAAGCAATGTTGATAATAGAGTAATTTGAACCAGCATCAATATCTATACTTGTAGCAGTTTTAGTATTCTCTTTGTTAAAAGTTCCGCCGTTATTACCAGCTGCATTAATGCAAACAATGCCATTACTCCAAGCACTGTCTAATGCAGATTTTAAAGAACTATAATCAAATTGTGATGGCATCACAACCATCCAAGAATAACTTGTAGTTGTTGGATTATATACTTTGAAGGGTATAATGTTTTCTTTTACAAATTCAGAAAAGTCTGATCCCCAAGTTCCTGGTCTAGTTACCGTTGTTCCATCTGCTTTATTAATTTGGGATACACTGTCAATAGGAATTGCATGTCTTCTATCACGTAAGTATTGATACTCTGCAATTAGAATAGTTGGGTTAGGAACACCTGTCTCTGGATTATTTGGTTTTGCGTTATGCCAATCAATAGCAGCTTGAATACACTCTGTAGGGCTGTCACCCGATACCAAATACATTGCATAAAGATTTGCTTTCTTTGCAAATCCACAAATAGTTCCACCAGCAGCACTCAATACACCCATGCCATGATTAGTTAATCCACTATTACCGCCTTCGTTAGTTGTAACTTGGTTATTAGCATCTGCTTCTAGATCAGGCCAATCCATTGGAATGAATCTAGATGATGTTCTAGTAGTCCAAGTAACAGTACCGTTATCAGTACCTGCGTTATCTACGCTACCGTCAGTGATGTTGTTGCCACCATCAGCATCTCTGATCATAAATGGATGACTAGAAGCAGTTACATTAAAGATTAAAACATCTCCTTCCTGGATAGAAATAGGTGGATTGCTTCCATTGATAGCACCATTTCTATCATTACCAACTAAAGTATAAATTCCACTTCCACCAAAACTTACAGTAAAAGTATAGGTATTTCTAGTCCCATCAGCAGGATCTACTGTGATGGTATTCTTCATATTTGAGTGTGCCTGACACTGATACCAATATGGATCTACTCTTGCATGAGAGTCATCTTCAGAAGATAACTTTTGAAAATCTGGATGTGTATCATGTGTGCCTGTATTACTTGCCCAATCTCCACCACTACCAGATTCTAGAGTAACGATGTCAACATGCTTTCCAGTCCATCTAGACTTATATGTGTATGCTCCTTGAGTAGAGAAACTATCATCATCTCTTCCTACAGTAAAAACCTCTCCACCACCGTCTAATGGTACAAGTTGATTACTGTCATAAAGAAATTGTACAGGAGCGTTGTCTTCTCCATTACCAGTAGGAGATCTATAAGAAGAACTTGTACTAGATGTATACCACTTCGACATCTCCTCTACTGATGGAGCAACGGAAGCTTCAAAATCTTCTGGAATTTCTGTTGCCTGAACTACACTAGAATGCGAACGGAATGTTGTTATATAATCCTCTTCAACATTCATGACGATTAGCTTGGGCATACTGCCCAACATATTCCACCAATCCGCTTCCGTGTCGGCATCAAAACTATCTACGAATTCTTGCTTGTCAGTTCCTTCTACAAGAATGACATCCAATAATAGCTTCGCCATTTTACGCCTCTAGTTGTGTTACCGTTAGCTCTACGTCGATACCTTGTGTAGATCCACTTTTATTTACAACTTTCAAGTACACGTTTGTACTTGGGGTGGCATCATCATTATATCCAATCAATGCTGGAGTAAACAATACAGTTTCAGCAGATGATTGTGTAATCACTTCTGCAATTACGCCACTACCAGGAGCAGGATCTTGGGTGATAACTCTACTAGCATCGGCAGTTCTAGTAGCGGAACTAACATACAAAGTTACCCATGCTGGTTGAGATACTTCAACTTTATATAATGCATATCCTTTGTATGCAGTAATCGTAATATTTTCTGATGCACCATCGGAATGCGAACCACTAGTGGAAGCATTAAAAGTTTGCCTACTTCCTAGACTAGTACCTCCGCCGCCGCCACCTCCACCGCCACCAGCGGCAGTGATGACACCATTAGCATCAATGTTAACTGTAGAACCATCTACCTTAACACCACCCAATACTGTGGTACTTGCTGTGGGTAATTGGAATGTATCCAGGGTTCCGCCACTGGATCTCCAGCTGGTTCCATTCCAGATCCAGGTTAACCCACCATCGGTATGTGTGAATGAACCGTCTGTGGGTTGTCCAGCGGTATCTGGGAATAAGATTGCCATTGCTTAAGATCTCTCCGTTTAGTTATTTATTTCAAATTTCAGTAACAAATAACTGACTTGTTTCTGCTACAGTTCTAGTACCAGAAACATTCAGTGTTAGAGATAATTGATAAGTGACATTATCTCCAGTATCCAATCCATGCAAATCGATGAAGTCAAATGCAATCGGAATGATTCCAGTTACAGATGGATCAGGACACTTAACTGTGCAAATATCAGTAGTAGTTGCTCCCACAACTCTTTGTAGAATAATAGTACCATTAGTATTATTAGATCCTGTTACAGATCCTAATAGAACACTGATTCTGGTTTTAGTAAAGGTACTAACTTGAATAGTTGCATTAAAGATACCGTTAGTATCTTCAAAAATAGGATCCGAGGGGGAGTCTGCAGATAGATTTCCTGTGTTGTTTACAAAAGCAGAATTAGGGGCACTAATCTTAAGTGGAGGAGATGCATCAACCCATGCTGCAGGATTAGATCCATTGTCATAGTAGACTTTCAAGCGACCCGAATCACTCTCCCACCACATATCTCCACTGGTGGCTCCAGACGGTGGATTGTCGCTTACTTCGACATTTGCTCCGCCACCTTCGCCCCAAACCAATTGTCCAGAACCATCAGTTTGTAGAGATTGACCTGCACTTCCATCAGACGTTACAAACTTAACAACACCATTTAATCTTCCTAAATTATCAACAGTGAATGTAGAGTTGCCACCAGATTTTAGAGTTAGACCACCATTTGTTGGTGAGTGGTTGATAATAACTTCGCCATCAGCATTTGCTCTGACACCATAGTCATTAGATAGAGAAGTATCAATAGTACCAACTCTTAAATCTGCTGTAGCAATAATATTATTTCCAGTCAGAGACAGGTTTGTTGACCCTGTTTGTGATGTAAATACATCGGATTTTACTGTACCAAAAGATGCAGTTTGTACAGATGAATCACCTCTAGATAGTACATTATCTAAAGTAGAAGTTTCTGTATAACTAGTCAGATATCCTACAGCACTATGATCACCCCATCCATATGCAGTGTCCCAAGAAGTATTGTTATAGTTAAGAGGGGTTATAGTTCTAGTAGTCTGTCCTAGAGTAAGAGTAATAGAATCTTGAGGACCAAGATTAGTGATATTGAGATTGTTAGCAAAGTTTTGATTTACTCTTGCATCAATAGCAGCATTTGCTCTGTCCTCTGTATAGTAAAGATTAGTACCTTCTAGAATAGAACTTGTGGAAAACTCATTAAATGCTAGATCAATCGTTAGTGATCCATTTGCATCATCATAAGTAACTGCAGTTCCAATACCACCTTGTACTAGGGCAGCGACTCTATCATCTACCTTTTCATCAAAGCTGACATCAATATTATTAACATCAGAGGCAAGGGAGTTGATCTCTTGCCTCTGTTGATCAAGGGTATATGTAATTGGTACGTTTCTTAATGGCATGATACCAGACTATTCCTCTATTTTAGTATTTATCTTACTTGTTATAATAACCACGAGGATACAGTAAACCCTCATGTGGTCTTCTACCTGTCAGGAAACCACCGTCAGCAGAGTGAGATCCACCAGCACCACCAGCCATGTCACTCATTAAATGATTTATAGGGTTCGTTGCTGTACTTTGAGATCTGGAAGTTCCTGAATGTACTGTAGGTATAAAATCAGTATTTGTATTTGCAACTGATTGTGTAGTTGAAAATCCAGATACTGCACTAGTTAGATTTGAAAAAGTAAAATCTGCCATCAGGTAGTCCTCGCTAGGAATAGCATACCTTCACTAGAATTATTAGACACCCCATCTAAACCAGTTTGTTGTGTTTGATACGCTGCTTGGATAACCTCATAAATTTCAGATCCACTTACTGTAACTGTATCACCTGGTCTGAATTCTGTTAGTCCTGGAGTTGTTGCTACTTGCAGCAATACAAAATCATCTGGTAGATAATATGGGCAAGGAATCATTCTTTGTGAAATTGGAATAGTTTTGATAGGTTTGTAGTAATCTGCAGAGGCATCCACTGATACTCCCTGGTGAGCATCGTATGTACTATTTCTGTAATAGATAGCAGTCGCATTATTAGTTCCCTCTTTTATATTATTATAATAGTGGTCGTACACATATTCATTAGCAGTGCTATCCCCCCTCATATATCCAAAATAAGCATTCCTTGCTTGAGAATATTCGTTAATAGGTTCGTGATTTGGGTTCCAATAAGAACTTGAATTTTGAAGATAACCAGGCACATATGTTGTTAAGTCTATGTATTGTGTTGTTGCCTTATATTGAGTATATCCTGACAAGAATACATGATCTAAATCAAATGTACCATTACCATATCCACTACCTGTATGAATACTAAATGTAGCATAAGGTATAATTTTTGTATTAATTATTTGAGTAAATTGAATAACTGCAAAACTTGTATCTTGAGGTGCTTGAGCTCTATAGGTTCTAATCTGCATTGGATATGCAGTTGGAGTTGAAGATGTACTCAAAGTTTGAACAGTTGCAGCATCAACGATATTATTATTTTGTCTATCCAATCCGTTATAACCAGTGAACGCTCCCCATTCATCATTAACTGTGGTTAAAGTTGAAGATGTTCCTTTACGGTTCAAAAACTCCCATCCAGTACCAGATTGCATTTTTAAAGTCCAAGCGGCGCTGGCACTACCCTGTAGATAAAAAGAATAAAATGTATTTCCATATTTTTTAGTGGCGTCGTTTTCTACATTAAGAATAGCCCAAGCACCCACACCAGATTTTTGGTAGAAATTAGATCCACCACCTAACGTAGTTGTCTTAATACTAGCAATGCCATCGTATGCATTGCTATATGATTCTGGAGTAGTAACACCAAATCTAATATCACCAGTTGTGGCATTACCACCAACTAGTTCTCCTGGAATTGTAAATTCTTCATCATCAGACCATCCAGTTCCAATACTATGGATGGTGACATTTTTTACAGTACCATCATTAATTCCATATCTCCAAACTCTCAACTTAAGTTCAGATCTTCCTCCAGATGCAGGTACGGTATATTTGTAATATCCATCAGCCACTACTTGAGTTGGATATGAAACATTAATGTAACTAGGAAGAAGAGTGATTATTCCTTTTGCAGATGAATTAGTTTCACTACAATAGATATATTTTTTAGTACCATCTTCTCCAGGTCTTCCCAAAAACGATGGATTTAATACTGATGAAGGATAAAGGGCTTCTGATTCTGATTGCTCATATGATGTAGTGTCCCAAAGTAAATCATTACCAGGAACACAACTAATGTTTGTAGGATTGGTGCGATAACTAACGCTAGTCTGGTATGAGGGTGTATATCCATATGTCGGATCGTCATAAACAATCCTTTGATTGGTATCAAATGAATCTACATCTCTACATAAAGTAAGATTTGTTGAATTTGCAGGATTATTATTAAACTGAAGTTTGTCACCATAGTGAACTTCAATGGTAGGATTGACATAATCAGATGTCTGTTGTGGTTCTTGTATGAAAACTACAGAAAACGTTTTAGCTGATGATGCAGTAGCAGTAAGATCAATTGCAATACCGTTAGTTGCATTAGCTGCTGATGTTGCAAGTTTAAAATTATCTCTATCAACTTTAATTACATACACTAAACTATTAGGTAGTAAATTAGTTCCTAATGCATATATTGCATTAGTTTCTCCTGGAAGATATCTGACAGGATCACCAGTATTCAAACCATGGCGCGGGTAAAACTTGATTGTGTCAGTGTCTAAATCTATTTGCCCTGGTGAAGAGTATGGTGCATAGTTATCGATGCCAACACGTCTTAAAAGACGATAGTCGGTATCAGTAGGTGTGCTAACTGTAATAGTTCCGATCATCCCTTCATGACCACTAACACTACACTGATAGTAATATGTACCAGTAGATGTAGGTGTGTAAGAAACAGTATCAGTGCCTTCACCAGTAGCAGCAGGGTTTGAAACACTAGCACCACCATCAGATACCCTGATGTACATTGGGTGACCTCCGCTCAAAGCACTGTTATCAAAGGTGATTGTGTCACCAACATAAATTTCGATACTGGGATCTGATGCAGCAGCAAATGAAGAAGTTCTATCTGTTCCTGAAATAATATAATCAGTACCGTTTCCACCATTGGTAACCATGCTAATTGTGGTTGGTGCTAGTCCTTCGACCACATCATAGATATTAGTTTGAGAAGCACCCCAGTTACGATTTGTTGGATAATCACCATTATTAGCATCTTTAAAAGCGGCTACACCACCACCTAAAGTTGCACTTTCTCCATCAGGAGCCACACAAATTTGAGGAACACCAGTTACAGATGATCCTGCATTCATTCCTAGATTACCCAATGCAGTTTCAAAGGCATCCATTAAATTTTGTCTCGTCCATCCAGTGTTGCCATTGTTTACATCAATGACTGATTTTAAAACTGACATTTAATTATTCTCCGATCTGTAGTGCTGTTAGTGTTACGGTAACCGTGGATGCGGATCCACTTCTATTTGTTACTGAAAGATAAATTGTAGTTGTTCTAGGACTATCATTATTAAATCCCATAATACCAGGAGTAATTAATATAGATTCTGCTGTAGTAGTTCTTACTTCAGCAATAACACCACTACCAGGAGAAGGATCTGCTCCTTCACTTCTAGTTTGATCAGCATCTCTGGAAGTATCATCAGTATATACTCTGACCCATGCTGCAGCGTCAGTTTCGATTTTAAATAAAGTATACGCTTTGTAACCTGTAATATTTAGTTCTGCGGTTGCGTCATCAGCGATTGATGTTGTAGTACCCGTAAGATCTTGAATCTGTGGTACGTTAGAACCGCCTGTAGCAGTAAGAACACCTCCAGCATCAATAGATAAACCAGAACCAACTTTAATACCACCTAGCGTTCCTGCTGCAGCAATTGGTAGTGTATAACCACCAGGCACAGCAGCGATATTACCATTAGCATCCAGTGTGATTGTAGTGCCGTCAGGAATAACACCACCAAGTGTAGATGTTGTAGCAGCAGGTAATGTATATGCAGATGGAATAGATGGCTTGTTGAGGATCTGTGCTAATCCAGTAGTAGCATCCCAATCAGATTGGACTGGAGCAACGCTATTAATCGTAACTTTTTTATTAGCACCATCCCAAGTAATATCAGTTCCGTTACTTCCTGTAAATTCAATGGTGTCATCGTTATTAGCAGCATCACGCAATGTAAGAATTGCATTGTTACTGGTTGTATTTGAACCAAGCAAATCGTAGGTAGTGCCTCCACCACCTCCACCAGTTACTACAGCATCGATACTATTTGCAGCGTCATCATATGTAAAAGTAATACCAGTATGAGTTCCGTTATTGAATAACAGTGCTGCAGCATCTTGTGCTTCTTCTGCTGTATATGATGCACCACCGCTACCAGATGGTGCTCTGAAGGTAAGTGTATTAGCATCGGTTCTTTCTACAAGTAAACCGTCAGCACCAGCAAACGTAATCTCATCAGTAGTTCCATCACTATCAGTTAGAGTAAGTTTAGAATCTGCAGATCCTGATGCAGTTTCTGCGGAGATGGAATATGTAGTGTTTGCAATGCTCGCAGTCAAATCAAATTGAATCTCATCACCAGAATCGCTAATTTCTAGTCCATTTCCTGCAACTAAAACAATTTGATCTGTAGTGCCGTCAGAATCTTCAAGCCTAATTATTTTTCTTACGTCATTCTCTTCCGTAGTTCCTGCAGTGTAATCAACAACGTTAATGTCGTAAGAAAGTTGAGTATTACCTAGAAGTGTTGCAAAATCCGAAGACGTGGTACTATTTGTAGTTACCAATCTTTGACTGGTCCAACTTACTCCATTGGAGTAATACATGATGTTGGTGTCATCTGCATATCCAAAAGATCCTTCACTGGTACTAGCAGAAGGAAAATTAGATATCGTACTATATGATGACGACCCAGATGTTGACAGGACACCAGTATTAATGGTTAAACCAGAACCAACTTTAATACCACCAAGAGTCGTAGCTGATGCTGTAGGTAAAACATAATTAGATCCGCCGCCACCTCCAACAACCGATACGGTAGGAGTAGATGCATAAACTAGAAGAACTCCACCAAAAGTTGATGGTGATAATGGTGTAACACCATCA